CAAATATATACCTACAATCTAGTGGTAACTCAATCTTCTGTTTTAATACCATAATCTTAGTATAACTAACTTTACAATAACTGTAAAGGTTAGCCTACACTTTCTTTATTCCTGTAAAACTCTAATTTATTAAAATTTTCTCTAATAACCTCGCTCTTACCTCTTACCTCGTAAAGTGTTTCACATTTTTTACCATTAGCGTTATAGTATTTTACAGAATTACACTCACCGATACTTTTATGATTCTTACAATTACCTCTATATAAACTAAAGAAAAGATCACCATATATTCTTTCAATTTCATTTAGAGTCATTTGATTACTCATTGATTAACCTACACTTTCTTTAAAGAATTTATGTGTGTAATCTTCATCAATATTGTTGTAAGGAATATCACAATTCCAACACTTAATTTCTTGTAATTTATTTTTAAATTTACTATATAGCTTGTTAGTTATTGCCCCTGTTTCTTCGCAATTATCACAATCTACATAATCTATAATTATATTATTCATTGATATACCTTCCTGTTTATCTTACCTACATTGTAATACTTGTTTTACATTATGCAAGTTATTTACCTACAATATAGTTGCCTACACAATAGAAAAAACCAGTT